GATTAGGCACTCACCTACAGCCTTTCGTACTTTGTTCTTAGTAAACTCCTCAGACAACGCTTCACGCAAGAAACGAGCATCAGCAGGGTTCTGGTCGCGCATATCATCAGCAATGTCAAAGAACTTACCACGACCAAACGTAGCTTCTTCAATGTCTGCTACAGTGTTCTCTACAGCTTGGAGTAGGGCAGGGGAGACAATTTTGCTACGTTCTGACTCACGAGTCTTGTCTTCATCAGACCAGATACCACGCCACAGACGGTAATACTCATTAAACTTTTCATCATAATTGGTGTCAAAGTAGTCACGCCAATCATTAACTTTGTACATGACCCAATCTTCTAGGCTTTCGTCAACAAAGTTAACCGTGTCTTCGTTATAATCGTCCATATTAATACCCTGAGTAGGAATCTAATGATTCTTCGTAGTCGTCTGTGTCGTATGCCCACGTATAGGCAACCTTAGCTAATTGGTCAATGTATGCCAACGAGTCAATCGTGTCGTCGTGTACTAGATGGTTAGGGAACTGAAACAGCTCGTCCATAAATTGTATGTTCCACTCTCCTTTGTTAAGACTAATTAAACCATTCTCAAACCTGCCCTGTAATGCCCACATAATACGATCTGTCTTCTTTCTGTTACCGTGCGTTAGCTCATCAACTCTAAAGTACTTGTTGTGTCTACGCATCAGGTCTGACAGTGGCGACATTACAGCCTGTCTACTAATACCTTTCTCAATACCAACAGCTACTGGAGAGTTATCCTGTACAGCGTCAAAGATACGTCTAGCTGTCTCGTCTAACGTCCATCTACCGATAATTATCTCTTTAACCCACCAACCATGCTCATTAACTTTAACAACGGCTATAGAGCTGTTATCCAATCTCTTGTTGGCTTTCTTGCCTACTTCCTCAAAACCCGCTAAGTCACAGGCTATGTAGTAGTCACCAACGTCTGGTTCGTCTGTGTCGTACTGTATCCACTCTTCTTTAAACATCTCAGAGCCTTTAGCTTCAAAGGAAGCCATAAACTCTTGTCTAAAGGCATAGCTAGACATTGTACGTTTAGCTGTGTCTATCTCAGCAGGGTCTATAAGAGGGTTGTCATAGCTTGAATAGTGCCATGCGTTATAGTCCTCTAGCTTACCTGCCGCAGCCTCTGAATACAGTTCGTAAAAGTGGTTACGACCCATAGGCGTGCCAATAAACAGTGCTTCACCCTTTAAGTCAGCCAGTGCAGGACGTAGGATCAGTTCCCACACTTCTGGTTTAAAGTCAGCGTACTCGTCCAAGACAACGTAGGCTAAGCTAACACCACGCATTGTCTCAGGTCTGTCTGAACCCTTTAACGATATTACAGCCCCATTAATGAGCTTGAGGGTTAGGTTGTTGACGTGACTATTGACAATAACGCCCTGTCCTAACTCTAACAGCATATCCCAGATAACGTCTCTAGCCTGTCCCTGTGTAGGGGCTACATAGAAAACTTTACCATTCTTAAGGCTTAACGCTCTAACCAGTAGCGTTGATGCTGCAAACCTAGTCTTACCTGTACGTCTACCTGCTGCTACTACCTTAAATCGTGACTTGTCTTTCCAAACTTCTTCTTGCCACGGTAGCAGTCTTATGTCTAACTCTTGCGCTGCCATTAATACGTCCACACCACTAATGGTGCTTCTCGTGTATCAACGTGTATAAAGCCTCTAGCAACGCCAATACCGTTAAAACCTAACTCTATAGCGTTCTTAATGATGGATGCACGTTCTAACCCATTCTTAACAGCTATGTCAGCAGCAATACCCTGCGTATGTACACCACCCTTACTCTTACGAGCTTCAGCAGGGTGTGTAACGTCTCTATAGCCGCTAGTGATGGTAAAGGGGAAACCACACACCTCTCTCAACACATCTAGCTTGCTAACAAAGTCAGGGTCTATCTCATTCTTGCCTGTGTGCTTACAAGCAAACTCATCAACAGAGAAATATTTAAACATCTTCTATCTCTCCATCAATAACGTTGTTTATGTCTATAGGCTTGTCTGTGTCAATACCGTTGATTGTAATGCTAACAGCGCTTCTGCCGCCACTGAGCTTGTCTTTCTCAAAGTAACTCAAAGGCATTATCCTATCAACAATCAATTTCCATGCTGCTGATTGGTTCTTATGGTCATCGTCTAACGCAGCGTTAAAGATCGACTCCATAACCTCTCTACTTTTTGGACTAGCTAGCATTCGAGCTTTGTACTCTTCAATCGCAGCTGAATCGCCTTTGGGACGTCCTATTTTGCCCCTATTCCCTTTGGTTAACGATTGAACATCACTCTTTTTAGGTCTTCCTCTTTTACGTTTAACTGGTTTGTTGTCAATACTGTCTACGTCAGTTGCTGTATCACTCATCAAACAAACCCTCTAAAAAGCTACATTCTTTCTCGATGTAGAAATAGAGCGCTGATAACAAACCTATGCAACTGGTTAGTAATAAACAAATAATAACCATTGTTTTATCCTCTTTAGGAACAACATTAGAGTGTTATAGAGCGTTAATGAGACAAACCAGTGGAGTGGGATAGAGGGTTATGACAATAGGCTCTATAGTACATCAGAACAGGGTTGTATTTATAGCATACTTTTCAGTAAAAGTCAAGTCTTTTTTACACATTCTTGTATCTTTCTTGGATCTTTCTTGCCAGTACAGTCTATATTACCATCTGTGCGGATTTATCATTATTTTAGAGTCTCCGCAGCCGCCATCACAACCTCAATGAATACAACAACTTAGTATAACATAGCCAGTATAGTCGTTATTGCTACTTTTCTTACTTATTTGACTACCTTTTTTCTTAAATTGACCTATTTTGTGTCTAGGTGGCTACCATTATAATTACAGCAGAGACAATACAGACCCCCGTCTAAATTGACAACCCCGCTCTATATTGGTGCATTGACAGACTTGGCATGATTCTTGCATAGCAATAGAGGCAACATAGTTGGCATAGAAGTTGCATAGACAATCTAGGCTTGACAAGTGTGTGTGTCTATGTTGCAGCCTATACAGACTACCAAGGCAAACCAGACAAACCAAACAGTGGCATGATAGTTGCATAGCGATATAGTCCCTATACACACGAAAGTTAGTTGGCATGATGATTGCATAGGCTAACCAGTGACAAGCAAGGTCTATGCCAACTGTACAGATAGCCCTAGCAGCTCCGTAGAGGCTGTCTAAGCAACGTTATAGTTACCCTATAAGATTGGGTTGCCTATGGTGCGATCGTGGCGTGAGCGAGAAAAACGGTCAAAGGCCACAATTAGAGCTTCAAAGGAACGTGTATATAAGGAAGCAATGGAATAGGTAAATTAGTTGATAAATAGTTTGACTAGGCATTATGGCGCGTGCTTCAATGAACTCTACATTCACTTATATAGGTTAATACATTATGCAATCAATTATGCTTAAAGATGTCCCTCGTGGCGAGTTCGTTAAACGCAAGCCAGAAGCTAAGTCTGTGTTTACTCGTGGCGACTACGACCACAGCGACAAGCGTTACGCACTGGAAGACTGGTTAGACATCAGCCGCGCTGTATACTTAAAAGGCACGACAATCGTCTATATAGACTTTGACTATTAAGGAGCAACACCATGATCGACACAGCAGCTTTAGACATCGGTTACGGTACTGAGTACGCAAAGCTTTCGGTTTCAGATAATGATTCGGAATGCGGATACCGCTACTCTAGCCTAGCAGATATACGCGAAGCAGTGGATGCCACTATAGATCTAATTGATCGTGAAGTTATAAAGCTATACGGTCAGGAATTAGCAGATAAGTACGTGCATGTAGCATCTGATAACGCCTCCATGTATTGCGGCAAAGAAATATACGATGCTCAGAAAGCATATTTAGACGGTGCATACGAGCAGCAAGCAGTGCATTTATTGGATCTGATCAAAGCCGAGGCAGCATGGTCGGATATGTACGCAGCATCACTTCACGCTTCAATTCAAGACGAATTAGACGGAAAATAAGGAGCAACAACTATGAGCTTAGTAAAATACGCAACACACGGCGAGGCACTGGTAGCACGTAAGCTAGTCACAGAGCTTGTTAATCGCGGACACGCTGTTAGTATATGGAACGGCGGCGAAGAGGCTGAGATAGAAGACAGCACAGACATCGAAGCGCTACTGGCTGAGCTAGCAGCATCGGGCGAAGACGAGTTAGTCGCTGATGGTATTTGGTTCTACCTAGTCTTTGGCAACGAGTCAGACGGAAGCGAGCTGATAAGCGACTGCTACGACAACGAAGAATGTAATGCAATATTTGAGATAGTTAACAACTAAGGAGCAACGACCATGAAACAGACAATTAATTTCTACGACTTCCAGAAAGCATTCCAAGACCTACGACCTAACAACTTTAGCTATCAAGGTCTGCGAGCCTTGTTTGAGTATTTAGAAGATTCAGAAGAAAGCACAGGCGAAGAGATAGAGTTTGACGTGATAGCGCTGTGCTGTGATTTTATAGAGTATGAGAGCGAAGAAGAGTACCATAAAGATTACAGCGAACACGCTATAGAAGACTACCTTGCAACTACGAGCGACTGCGGCTCACTAATCTTTCACGCACACTAAGGAGCTAATAAAATGATGACCCAGAAAATACTACTAACGATTTCCCTGATGTTCTTATTCGTTGTCTGTGTTGAGCTGCTGTCTAGTATGCCGCCAGAGCCAAACCCTGAAGACTTGTACTGTGAGATGACACAGCTTTATAAAGACACTGGCGGAGAATTTGGTTGGCCTGACTACAACAAACACATAAACTGCGAGGGTTCGATCAGTGTTGAATAACAACTACGGAACAGACCTGACGTGGCAGCATAACCACTACTCACCAGAACCGGACGATTGGGGCAAGGTTGACCCTGTAGCGCTAGTGCCTAAAGTAGCGTTCTCACCTGCTATCCTGGGCGAGCTAGCCTATCCTGACGATATGCGCGTTTACGTTGTGCATGAAGTGCTAGCCTGTTATATTCAACGCACATTAGACCTACCACTGAACACACCAATTGAAGTGGGTAAGTCTAGAATGTTTAAATATTTGCGCCTTGCTGACGGTAGAGTATGGGCAGAACAGAAAGGTTTGATAATAGAAATTAGGAGTAATAAGTAATGAACACACACGCAACAGTAACGATTAGAAGCATATATGGACAGGATCGAATTTACCCTGAGAACGACACGGCTATGGCACTGGCTGCGCTACTAGGCTCTAAAACGTTCACACGTGAGCAGATCGCCAAGGCTAAGGCATTGGGGTACACATTCGAGATTAAAGCGCCAGAGGTGACCATATGAGCTTCAACGTGGCACAGGCGAGATACCTAGCTAGACTGCTAAAGATTAAGAACCCAACGCCGCTAGAGAGTATGACTATTCAGTCACTAATAAAGGACTTGGGCGCGTATGGTGAGAGCCTGTATAGGATAGCAAGGGAGCGACAATATGAGCTTGTTTGATTGTTTCGAGTGGGCGTTAGATGAAGCGCAATGGCTAGCCCAAGTGACACAGACCAAGCAAGCGATTATCAGCTGCGGAGATAAGTATGGCGTTATAGCCTGTAATGCCTTAGACTGTAACGCCACAGTATTGGAAATAATAGGAGTTATAAACCATGATTAATGATTGGATAGAACCACCCGACAGCGTAGTCTTTACCGATGATGAGGTAGGTGCGCTAGAGAATGCTACCCTGCAAGAGAGCCGACACAGGCTGTTAAATAATACTGGTTTGCTTTGGGAAGCTATCGGCCCTGATGCCTTACCTAAGGACGAGACAGCAGCGAGCAAACTAGAGACTGCAATAGCTTCTGCACTGGTCGAGGAAGACTACGAACTACTCGGCAGGCTTGTTACTGGTTTGGCTCTAACTTACGTTTACGAAATAACTCGTGATGAGATCTACGATGATTGGGAGAGGTTTGTAAATGAATATTAATAATTGCTCTACTGCCTGTAATGTTCTGCCCTGTCAATTATGGGTAACTGCACAGGCGCGGCAGGTTATCGGAGCATATCACGGATTTTTAATATCGTATAGCGAGGGTTGTGACAATGAGTGACAAAGAGATGGTCGGGAATGAGTGGGATTTGCTTATAGCGTGGCGCAATGGGTTCGGGTTTGACTTGTCAGCCCCTGCTAAGGCTTATTACACAGTCGAGGACGATAATAAACAGCTGATGCATATCAGTGTCGGCGGGTTTGAGTTACTATTACCCTTTATAGCCATACAACTAGTGGAGACGACTTATTATGAGTAAATCAATCGAAACGCACCTGCCCTGCCCTGACTGCGGCAGCAGTGACGCCTTGTGCTTGAATGAAGACCTGAGTACTTATTGCTTCAGCTGTCACAAGTACACACCGCCAAGCGAAAGCAATCAGCAAAGGCGCGTAGAAGCCCCTGTAAGCCCTTCTAAGCCCTCTAAGCCGTTTACTGATACCCTTAGCCTACTTACTCGACAAAACTTCGTAGGCGTCCCTGAGAGAGGCATAAGCGCTGCTACGATGAAGAGCTATGGGGTTGTTGTTGATAGTGGGCAGGTTGTATACCCTTATTTTGCCAGTGACGAGCCAGTGACGCCCATTGCTGCAAAGGTGCGGTATCCTGATAAGCGTTTCCAAACTGTAGGCGATTGGTCTAGAGGTGGTTTGTTCGGTCAGCAGGTGTTCGGTAAGGGTGGCAAGTACGTTACCATTACTGAGGGCGAGTTTGACGCGCTAGCAGCGTTTCAGATGATGGGGAGCAAGTACCCTGTAGTAAGTATTAGAAACGGTGGCAGCGGTGCGCTTCGTGATTGCAAAGCCTCCTACGAATGGCTAGACAGCTTCGAGACTATTGTTATCTGCTTCGATGCTGACGAGGTGGGTGTTAAGGCAGCTGATGAGGTGGGGCAGTTGTTCGGCGGTAAAGCTAAGATTGTGAAGCACAAGAAGGATCACAAAGACGCTTGCGACTACCTGTTAGTTAATGACGTTCAGCTGTTCAATCAAGCCTTCTGGGACGCTGAAGCATACGTACCTGACGGCATCGTCAACGGCGCTACCCTGTGGGACGATGTTAACACCCCTCTAGCCAAGGCTGAGGTGCAGTACCCCTTTGACGGCATTAACGCAATCACTTACGGCATCCGCACAGGTGAATTAGTGACTGTAACGGCAGGCAGTGGGTTGGGTAAGTCTCAATTCCTACGTGAAGTTGTCTGGTCTACCCTGCGCGAGAGTCGAGATAACATTGGTTTGCTGTTCTTAGAAGAAAGCATTAGGAAGACAGGTTTATCGTTGATGTCTCTAGCGGCTGAGAAGCCTTTGCACCTGCCTACAACGACCAGTACAGAGGAAGAGCGTAGACGCGCCTTCGATGCTACGTTAGCTAATGAGCGGCTCTATATGCTAGACCACTTTGGCTCTACTGATGTCGATAACATTGTCGGTCGTGTACGTTACATGGCTAAAGCGCTAGACTGTCGTTACGTGTTCCTCGACCACGTGTCCATTGTTGTATCGGCACAGGCAAACCTAGACGAGCGCAAAGCGTTAGACGAGATAATGACTAAGCTGCGTATGCTTGTGCAGGAGACAGGCATAGCGTTGTTCGTTGTCAGTCATCTTAAGAGACCTGAGAACAAAGGCCACGAGGAAGGCGCTGCAACGTCCCTGTCACAGCTGCGCGGTAGTGCATCGATAGCACAGCTTAGCGACATAGTGTTAGGTTTGGAGCGTGACGGACAGGCCGAAGACCACATGACTAGAAACACCACGACTGTGCGTGTACTGAAGAATCGGTTCAGTGGTGAAACAGGCAGGTGTGCTGAGCTGTACTATGACAAGGACACTGGTAGAATGACTGAGACAGTATTTGACGAACGAGCGTTATAAATAATTGAGGAGCAACGACAATGAACATTGAAGATACTTTTTTAGTGGATTGTGGTAGAGGGCATAGTTACGCAATGGTGGTTGGTGAAGACCCTACAGAGTATCCCTGCCCTTTCTGTACCGACCTGATGACGTTACACAACAAACTTAACAGCCTATGGCGCATAACTGATAAGGAGTTTGACTGATGAAATGCTTAGCTTGTGATACAACACTGACTGACTACGAATCTACACTGAAGGATGTCGCTACAGGCGACTACGTTAACGAGTGTGTAGAGTGCATACAAGGCAGCGCAGGTAATCTTGCGTTGCAGGAGAGACTAGACCTAAAGACTGTGCATGACTTAGGCTTAGGTGTTTTAGACTTTGATATTGATTAGGAGCAGCAGAATGTGCATAGCTACAACAGGAGACTCAATAACAGTGTACGAGACAGCTGACAACATATACTCAGGCACGGTCATAGAGACGCTTAAAGACGAAAACGGCGTTTACTACTGGGCAGTTG